AAGGATGATAGAATTATTTCTATTGGCTACAATTAACCGTTTTATCCTATAGTAATGATAAATAAGAGTATGAGCAAACCATACTTTTACAAAATTAAAAACACACTTACTGGAAAATATTACGTAGGATCGCAATACGGAAAACATGCTAATAAAGATAATTTGTTTAATACATATTTTACAAGTTCTCAATATATAACAGACATAATTCTCAATGACGGAATTGAAGTACTCAAAATTGTTTATACTAAGGAAAGAAATGATGCTCGAGAATACGAAACATATTACTTAAATCGATGTTATTCATGGTTTGGAAAAGATAAGTTTTTATCAATATTCTATAATAGATCGTTATCTCCTGGTATATTACTTGACAATGATATTATAGAAAAACAAACCGCTACTAAAAAACAACGATGGAATTCTGGAGAAGTAACAAAACCAATTCCTCCAAACTGGAAAGGTAAAAAACGAAGTGAGAACATGTGTAAAAAACTATCAGACAGTAAGATGGGGCACGAGGTTACATTCGATACTAGACAAAAATTACGAGATGCTAATTTAGGAAAAAAGCAGACCAATGCTACTAAACAAAATAGGGCAGATTCATTAGCAAAAAATCCAAATGCGTACGGTAAAAAACATTGGCTTTTTGTTTCATTTACTGGACATTATTACTATACTGTCGGCAAAAGAAACATTAGGTTGTATGAATTGAAATTGTCAGAAGGTCCTACTTTTGTTAGATATCTTAATACTACCATACCGGTGCCGGCTGGCAAAAATGCTGGCTGGATGTTTTTTGAAGGCGAATCTATTATTAAAGAAATTTTAAAAACTATAGACGGAAAAAATATAACTTATTATGAATAATAGAATGCAGAATTTTTATATGACAATGGCAGAAGAATGTGCCAAAATGTCAAGAGCTCGACGCCTGCAAGTGGGATCAGTGGTAGTTAAAAATGATAACATTATCTCATTTTCATGGAACGGTATGCCCGCTGGTTGGGATAATACATGTGAAGACATTGAATGGTGCGATGGGGGCGGGTGGCTAGGTGTTGATGAGATCGAAGCAGGATGGCCGCATACTGGCACATATATCGATAATGCTGGCAACGAACAAGTAGGTAGATATCGCCTAAAAACTAAACCAGAGGTATTGCATGCTGAGATGAATGCTCTGATGAAGTTGGCCAAGTCCAATGAAAGTGGTGACGAGGCAACTATGTTTATTACTCACGCACCCTGTATAGATTGTGCTAAGGGCATGTATCAAGCGGGCATCAAACAAGTGTTTTATAAAACAGAGTATAGAGATACGGCTGGATTAGATTTCCTAAACAAATGCGGATTAGAAATAGAACAGGTAAAAGAAGATGAATGAAAGATATATGCTAGTAACCTACATTAAAAAGCCTAACGGCCAGTGGGATGAGATTACAGAGTTTAAAAGAAACATAAGAACTACTCACATGCAAACTGCAAAGGTCATCCTAGACTTCAAAGAGAAAAAGTGTGTCAAGAATGGGCTTAACCCTGAAGCAGGCTATGATGACATGATTGAGTTTTATAAGCGAGTGCTAGGGGATCGATTGACCCCCTACCTCCCTAAAGATTAAGAGTCACCGTAGATTGCTAAAATCTCCCTCACGGCTTCATGGCGTTCAACATCTTGTACGTCGAACTGAACTAGATCAACATATCTGTGTCCTTTAAAACCATTGTAAAGTCCTAAGAACTCTAACAGACCATTGTTACTAGGACGGTCTGCCTGTTGTAGGTCTCCTGTTACTACCATTTTACTATCTGTTCCTAATCGTGTTAGTAACATTTTCATTTGGCTAGGCGTTGCATTTTGCATTTCATCTGCAACTACTACTGCGTTTTTGAATGTTCTGCCTCTCATGTATGCTAATGGACTGGTTTCAATCACTCCTTCTTCTATCATGAGTTGAATTTCTTTAGCATTGAAATTTTCTGCAAGTACATCAAAAATAGGCTTGGTCCAGGGTGCCATTTTTTCATTTAGGTCACCCGGGAGGAAACCATGTTCCTCGTCTACGGATACAGCTGGTCTAGTGATTATGATCTTTTCCGCATTACCAAACTTCAACTGATCTACTGCCCATTGCACAGCCAACATAGTTTTGCCAGTACCGGCTGGGCCGATAGCAAATACAATCTTTTTGTTGGAATCGTTGAGTTTTAATAGATAAGTCTCTTGACTTAGGTTTTTTGGATAGATCTGGACTCGCTTACGCTTGTCACTTAATCTGCGGTCAATATTTATTACGTTACTGTCAAAACGTGGGTCATATTGCTCTTTTTGCTGACTCTGCTGCTTTTGCGCTCTATTTCTCTTCATATTAAGGTTAGCCCTCCTTGTTGATGTTAGGCACGGACCTTACAAACCGTAGTGTCCGTGTCCGAACACATGTTTATTTAACAATATCCTAAGAATATTAAAAGTTAAGTTAATGTTTTGAAGGATAAATACTTGTGGGAGAACTTATGGCCGACATTAAAGATATCATAGCTAACATAGAAACTGTTTACGGTTCTAACAACAGCCTCAATTTACTTAAAGAATTTGAGCGTGTAATTGACGAATTAGACGTATACGTGTTTGAAAACTGGATCGACGGTGAACTGGTATCCGGTCCTCACGAAAGTCGCTACTTTGTAGAATGCACATTTATGTGGGACGAAGATAAGATGCCCGAGCCGCGTGGTGGGCAGCGGCTATTAGAATACGGATGCAAAGTTCAAGTGGCTGAAACTACGGTTTCTGAAGTTCGCAAAATTAAAGACCCCGACGACATCCGTCCAGGAACACGCAAAGGCAAAATTGATCGCAAACCAGTATGGATGGTTAAAATTAAAATGCCTAAAAAGTTAATGACTGATATTAATCGTGGTTATACTGAATTAGATAAAAATAAAATTGAAGATATTGTTGGAGCATCAGGAGTTAACGCTCACATTGATCCAGCAGAAAAACAAGCACAGGAAATGGCAAATGCAGAACAACCAACAGCTTAACGAAGGGTTACGGCCTGACGATTTAACCGAATTAGTATATCCTATATTTGAAGTAGACTCATTTAGATCTAAAATGGGCGAAGACCAAGATGTGTGCGTTGTCAGTTTTAAAGTTACAGATCGTGCTCCGGCTAAAGACCTAATGGAATTTATTGAGAAGGGTTACGAATTTGTACTCGATGCAGATGTTAGCTCAGGCGAAGATAACAGTGGTGAATACTCTGTATTTGTGGAAATTAGCCGCAGCCCTAAGCTAGCTGAAAATATCAAAGAATTAACATACGGTGTTAAAAAATTAACAGGTATTGAAGATTTTAAATTTAAATATTTTAAAGAAGAGCAAGTACGCGAAGCTACAGAAGAAAACTTAAGAAGCATTCCTGCTACTGCTAACGAGTATGCAGGATTTATGAATAAGATCAGAACTGAGGGTGTTAGACAGTTCTTTAACAAAACTCTAATGGATGATTTAACCATAGACGGCGATGTGATTACTATCCATAAGCCATGGGGCAATCATGTTAAGATGCGTTGGATGAACGAAGCAGATCCTTCTGCAATAGTTGAAGGTGCGGCCAATATGGACCCTGAAGCCACTGCTGAAATGTTTTGGCTTACTAAAGTATTAGGAGACTATGATATCAATAAATTTGAAGACAAGTTTCTTTTCACCAACGGCGATCGTGCCATGTTATTACAAAGGATTGACTAATGAGTTTTACATTTAATTTTACCAAGGACCAGCTAGCAGAAATGATTCCAGGTAATCTCTACTTGGATCAATGGCACGAAGCATTATCTAACATACTCCCTGAGTATGAAATTAATACTCCAGAACGTGTTGCAGCCTTTGTAGCACAGTGTGCGCACGAATCTGCAGGATTTAAGGTACTTAAAGAAAATTTAAATTATCGTGCAACTAGCCTACGTAAGGTGTTTGGCAAATATTTTAAATCAGATGCCATGGCCGAGGATTACGCAAGTCGTCCTAATAAACAAGAAGCTATTGCTAATCTAGTATACGGCAACCGCATGGGCAACGGTGATGAAGCATCAGGTGACGGTTATCGTTATTGTGGTCGTGGTCTCATTCAACTTACTGGCAAAGAAAACTATTCATGGTTCGCTGCCAGTTTAGAAATGGATGTGGAAGATGTCCCAGAGTACTTAGGCACATTCGAAGGTGCTGTACAATCAGCTTGCTGGTTTTGGGAAACTAATAATTTGAACCAGTGGGCAGACAAAGGTGATATTCTAACACTAACCAAGCGTATCAATGGCGGAACTATAGGGCTTGAAGATAGAAAAAAGCACTACGAGCATGCTCTGCACGTACTAGGAGCCTGAGCATGTTTGGCGCTAGTGCTATGGTAAAAGCTGTTGCAGCATTGCTTATAGTGTTGATCGTGGCAGGCGGATTATGGTATGTTACTGGACTACGAGCTGACCTAGCAGTCAGTGAAGAAAATAGCCGCAACATGACAGAAGCTGTTCAACAGCAGCAAGAAGCTATTAAGCAAATTCAAGCCGAACAACAGAAGATTAAAGATATTAACAACGAACTCAACACTACTATCAAGTTGCAAAACAAAGATATGGAAAATCTAAAGGATCGATTCAACACTACAGCAAATGGTGAGAAACGTGATTTTGGCAAGACGGCATCGTCTAACCCATCAGCAGTTGCAAGAGCTGTAAACAAAGGAACTGTTAATGCACTACGTTGCCTAGAATTGGCTACTGGTGCTCCACTAACAGAAGCGGAGAAAAATGCAAAACTACCAAGTGAAATCAACAAAGAATGTCCTTCGTTGGCTAACCCTAGCTACAAGCCTGCTGCTGGTCAGTAGTCTTACTGGATGTGCAAGTTTTAGTCTGTTTGGAGATAAGGTAAAGCCTATTGAGGTTGTTGCTAAACCCCTTAATAAAACTGCACTAGCTATTGCAGATCCTGATCCGATTAAAACTAAACCTATTACGTGGGTTATAGTTACGCCAGAGAATGCCGAACAGATATTTAAAGATATGGATACAAAGGGACAAAACTTAGTCTTATTTGCAATTACAGACGACGGCTACCAACAATTAGCATTAACTATTGCTGATTTACGTAACTTCATCAACACACAGCGTACTATTATTATCAAATACAAAGACTACTACGAACCGCAAAAAGAACCAAAAAAGTAATAAATATAAGATAGGAGCGAAACTATATGGCAGCAGCAAGCGAAAAGAAAAAAGAAGATTGGATGAATAGTAAGTGGCGTCCAATGATGGGATGGATGTACATGCTAGTATGTACAGCAGATTTTGTAGCATTTCCAGTATTATGGAGCTTAGTACAAGCAGTCCATGGTGGTAATGTTACTACACAATGGCAACCAATCACACTACAAGGCGCAGGATTATTCCATATGGCCATGGGTGCTATTATTGGTGTAACAGCATTCGGACGCACACAAGAAAAACTAGGCGGTGTAAACAACGGTGGAGCGGCGGTAGGTACAACTTATATTCCTCCAGCACCTGTAAGTACTCCAGCTCCGAGACCAATGCCTGTATCTGCACCAGCTCCGAGACCAATGCCTGTATCTGCACCAAAAGGACCGGCTGCGGTAGACGAACCTGAATTATAAAGGATAAATTGTGAAAAATATATTGTTAGTATTATGTGTATCGATGCTTTCTTTAACAGCATGTGCTAAAGAAGAACCAACAGCGCCTGTCAAAGTTGAAGTAGTTAAGCCAGCAGAAGTAGCTAAGGTACCTGCTAAAGTAGAAGAAGTTAAGCCAACAGAAGCACCAAAAACTAAAAAAGTCTGCATCAAAACTACAGATGCAAAAACCAAAAAAGAAGTTGAAAAATGTAAAACTGTTAAGATTCATAAAAAACACGAAGGTACTACAGTTCCAGTAAAGAAAAAATAAGAACTCGGTAAAGTTGTATTAAATATAAAGGACTGCTTGACACAGTCCTTTTTTTATTATATAATGGTACTATGGATTATTACTCTACATTAGGTTTAAAGCGCGGCGCATCAGAAGACGAAATCAAAAAAGCCTATCGTAAACTGGCAATGAAACATCACCCTGACCGTGGGGGAGATCAAGATAAATTTAAAGAATTGTCAACTGCATACGATGCACTT